TATCTCAGCAGCTCAGAAATGGCAGGGCAGCGTAGAGGATGGGATAACTTGCCTGCGTGGTTTTAAGAAAATCATCATTCACCCACGCTGCAAGGAGACGGCCAAAGAAGCTCGGCTCTACTCGTACAAAACTGACCGGATCACTGGCGAAATCTTGCCGGTCATAGAGGACAAGAACAATCACTGCTGGGACGGTGTCCGGTACGGTCTGGACGGATATATCAAGCACAAAGCGCAAGTCGGCGCAGTATTCTTCTAAGGAGCATCGCCAGTGAGCGAACAAGATAACGGCCTTCAACTGGCTGTGAACAATCTCGCCACTGAAATGCGGCGAGCTAATTACCTTAACGCCATCGGTATCGGCGGGGGCAACACCAAGCGCCCTACGCTCTATCAGGAGTTTGGCTACCCGCGCACGATCACCTTTAACGACTTCTACAACATGTACCGCCGTAACGCCGCAGGATTCGCTGTGGTGCATCGTCTTCTGGATGGATGCTGGCAGGACTATCCGGTCATCGTTGACGGTGATGAGTCCCAGGAGGCGAAGAAAACCAACCAGTGGGAAAAGAACGTCACCAGGTTCATGAAGAAATGGTGGCCGAAGGTGAAGGATGCCGATCGCCGCAATATGGTGGGCCGCTACTCCGCGCTGTTGCTGCAGGTGAAAGATAACAAGCCATGGAGCGATCCAGTAGATACCAGGCTGGTGAAATCCCTGGGCGAGTCAGCGCTGGTAAAACTTATCCCGGTATGGGAGCCGCAGTTAACTGTCGCAGAATGGGATAACGATCGCCAGTCCGAGACGTTCGGCCAGCCGAAGATGTTCAACTTCAACGAGCAGCCGGTTGGAGACGAGGCGTTCGTCGGTCCGACGCGCGGTGAGCCTGTGCATCCCAGCAGGGTGATCCTGTTCTGCGAAGGTTCAGAGGATGACAACGTTCTGTCGGGTATCCCGCTGCTTGAGGCCGGATACAACAAAGGGCTCGACCTTGAGAAGATTTCCGGCGGTGGTGCTGAGGGCTTCCTGAAGAATGCCAGCCGGCAGATCGCGGTCGAGTTCAGCAAAGAAACTGACATGGCCACGCTTGCCGATCAGGCTAAGAAAGCTGGTTATGCCGACCTCGGCGAAGCGATGGGCGACAAGGTCAACAAGCTTAACCGCGGCACCGATGCAGCCGCCGTGATGCAGGCCGGGCAGATGCACGTTCTGAGCGTAACTCCAGGCGACCCGGGGCCGACTTGGGAGGTCACCGCCAACGAACTGGCGGCATCAGTTCAAATCCCGTTCACCATCCTGTTTGGACAGCAGACCGGACGACTGGCGAGTGATGAGGATAAAACCG